GGGATACTGATCATAGGGTTTCCTTAAAAGGGTGACGTCATGGCATTTTCCTGGCTGATTGACCGGATCATGCCTTCGAGCTCACTACGGCGGCTCGAGAGGGCGTTCACGACTATATCGGGGTCCGATATACCATTAACGTTGAGGGTTAGAGGCTGGCTGTTCATGCTTTGACCGTTTCGCTGGTCCGCCATGAACTGAGTCAAGTCCTTGTTCGCGCGTGAGCTCACGACACGTTCCCCTTTTTCCAGCATGTAGGTGCCGGTACTTGGCAGGCTGGACATCCCATCATGGGCTTGTCCTTTCATGATGTCGGAAATGACCATGCCTGTTTGAGCGGTGGTCAGAGCAACAGCAGGAAGGTTCGCGGGGAAGGGAGCCGAGCTCCAAGCTTTCACGATTGCCAACTTGCCTTGCATTATGGCTTCACGAAGTAATAGGCCTTTTCTTACAGCGGCAAGCTTTTTGGAGCGTTTAGCCCCGGCTTCTAAGATTGAATCCCAATCCTTATATTTTTCCATCATGGTGTTGATCGAGGCGGATACTGAGGACGATAAGCCGACCCAGGCGCCTTTAATCCCAGCGATCATCATCTTCCATTTTTCCAGCCAGGAAAGTGGACCAGTGTCTTCATCAGTTTTCTTCTCGATGTCATCAGGATCAATCGCACCCGTGACCAAGCCAACGAACTTTTTAAGCTCGGGGTTGGCTTCGTAAATTTTAGCCATGATTCCATCAACCATCTCCGAGAAATCACCGCCAAGCGCGAGCTTAAAAATGCCGCCTTCAGTTGGGGTAAACATTTCCTTTACGTTGGTGACACCTTCCGTTAACGCTGCCGAAGCAGAGCTCACTGCGGCGATCAGATCGTCTTTAATGTTGCTGCCCAAACCTGAAAGGTTCTTGGCGATGCCCCGTGCCAACGCATCTTTCTTCGACTGGATGTCGTCGATGTCGTTCGCAAGCCGCTTGAGAGTCTCCGATTGATTCTCGAAGACTGGGTCCATACCTAAGAAGCTCATAAAGTCATTGATGAGCTGCTTGGACCGCGAGAACATGATCTCGACCCGTTTGATATGCTGGCCAATTGCGGAAGCAATCCAATCAAAGGCGCCAGCAAAAACATCTTTGATGATGCTGGAGTTATTTGCCAAAGAGGCAAGGAGGAAGACGAGCCCGGTCAACAGGCCAGTTATCACGACGACCTTGAGAACGACAGCTCCAATGGCCACACCCATTTTTGCAATTAAAGGAATAGCAGCAGCAAATGAAGCAACGACTTTAGTAATAAGGACAGCAGATAATTCCCCCAGGTGGGCGGTAAATATTCCAAACCTGACAATCCCGCCAGCAAGCGCTGTGGCCATTCCCGTCAATCCAAATGTGATCCAGGCCGCAAACGAGACTAAAAGTTTAGTGACTAAAATGGTAGCGAGTGTGCCAACCGCCAGGACAAGTTTGCCCATATGCTGCGACATAAAGCCAATGAGTTCCGCAAACTTATCACTAACTTTGTAAACCACATTGACCCGATCCACCATTTCTGTAAAGGCGTTTGAGAACAAAACCCTAGCCTGGCTGACTGTGAGGCGCATGTCTTTAATCTTGCCGTTGGTTTCTTCAAGCCTCTTAGCGATCATCGGAAGGATTTTCTCAGCGGTAAGACCGCCTTGCGCTGCAAAGAGTCTAAGCTCCCCGCGAGTCATTTTGAAGCCGTCGGCGAGATAGCCCAAGAGCTCAACGTTGTTCTCCGACACGGATCGGAACTCATCTCCGCGCAGAGCTCCCGAACTAATCCCCTGTATAAATTGTCGAGTTGAGTTATTTGCCTCAGAGGCTGACGTACCAGAAATCACAAATGAGTTAGCGACTACCTGCGTGACAGCCGCAATTTCTTCCTGGCTAGTTTTCAGATTTTTTGATGCCATCGTTAGGCGAGAGTAAAGAATACCAATCGCGTCAATATCGCTTCGGCTTTCCTTGGCGATCCTTTTGATCTCCATCATGCCGTGCGCGACGTCTTCCGCTGAATCAAACGTGGCGCCCATCTTGTTCCGAAGGTTAGTCATGGTGTCAGCGGCTTCGACCATCTGGTTTGCCCCAAACCCGGCAGCCAGCGTCATGCCCATCTGAGCGATACTACCGCTGAACATGTTGGCTTGGCGTCGCATGTTGGTACTTAGCCGATTCATCCGCTTGTCAATTTTATCAACGTCTTTGCGGAAGCTCGCTGAGTTCATATTTAAACGGACGGCGAGTGTCCGTAAGACTGAAGTAGCCATGAATTAATCCTTGTTAGTGCGGCGCCATTGAATAATTTTCGAATTCAAAAGACGGCGTAGGTGGTCGGCGATGCCCCGCTCGTGTCCATCGAACGCTGGACGCATAAAGGGGCGGGCGGGTTGATCGCCAAACGCAGAGTTCTTTGATCCGTATTCGACTTGTAGCGCGTAAGCGGGCTTTCGTTTGCCAGAGCTTTTATACTTCCCGCGCTTGTCCGTACCAACGCGCACGTCGGCCCGAACTCGTTCTTTTTTACTGTCGTGGTAGGCGCCCATCCGAAGTGAATTTTGGATTGCGCCCGTGTCGTAAATACTTTCTTTTCGGAGGTTACGCGCCACTCGGGCCTTCACAGGCTGCATAGCGGCGGCAACTACTTTTTTACCGAGCTCTGCTCGGGCCTCTTCAGCCATTCGATAGAGATCGGTTTCGAGTGCATCAAGGCCTTTAACTCCAAAACGATAGTAGGTTCCCTTCCTGGTTTTCACAATGTCAAAGTCGTCACGCATTATTAGTCCTTACGCAACCCGGCAAATTTAGCCATCTGCTCGAGGTTGCTTTGTGTTCGATTGGAATGTTGTGAATAGAGCGGAAAGAAGTCTTGAGGAGAGGCGGCTTTACCACCTTTTCTGCCGCCGTTAACGTTGACTAGCATGGCGGTTTGTAAGCCCGCCCGGTAATCGGCACGGACAGAGCCCCACGGTTCTAGGCCAAAGTAGGCCATCCATTCGTTGAGCTCACGCGCTTCAATTTGGGTTTCAAGCTGGCGAACGGTCATGCCCAGTTCCAAAGCCAGCCTGAATTTGAAGCGCCTTACTGGGTCTTTTAGTTTCCCTCGGCTGCTCCTATCTCATCGTCACTCATGCCCGAAAGATTTCGGACCTCATCGAACAACCGATTGATCACGTTTGCGTTTTTCTCACCTAAAAGCTTGGCTTCGCTATCTTTGAAAAGACGCTCGCCGTTGTCGTCAACTAAGCAATTTACAACAAGCCTAGAGCGTAAATTTGTAAGATCCTGGGCAACACCAACACTTGATTCAAATGCGTCCCGCTCCGCTGCTGACAGGCCTCGAAGCCTCACGGTTCCTCCCCATTCCTCTACCTCTAATTCAACAAAAACAAAGTCTGTTGCGCCTAAAATTTGATCTCTTGATAGTGCCATGTGGCCCTCCTAGTTTTTTAAAAAGCAAAAAAAAACCGAGACCCCTTTTAGGATCTCGGTTTCTATGTCGTTAGGGTTAACCTAACGTTCCGTCTACATCAAACGTGACTCCGCCAATGATGTTTACCGTAACGTTTACCGTTACAACATCTTCGAGAGGCTGGGAGATCGAATAACTTTCGACGATACCTTTAAACTCACAAGCGCCAACGCCTGTGCCGCCGTCTTTCCAGACGATGACGCAGAACACTTCTGCACCTGATGAGTAGCTTGATTGTAATAAAGCCTGCGCTGCGTCCGTCGCTGTATCAGGGATCCAGTTCAGTGAAATATCCACTGTACCTGAATCTTTCTGACCGGCGAGCTTGCCCTTGTAGTCCGAGCCGTAGGAAGAGACTTCAATAATATTGGTTGACAGTTCGATGTCCCCAATATTTTGAATTTCTCCAACTAAGTCAGTAGTGACTAAAGTACCAAGAGCGTGAGCGGTAGACTTGACGTAAAATTCGGTCTGTTGACCGGTAAATGGAGCTGTGATAGCTGCCATGTTTAAGTCTCCTTACATATGAGTGTGATGTCTAATTGACTAGAATAGAGCTGAAGCGTTGCCTCAAAATCGTTGTCGATGGATTGCACGCGTGATCCTTGAATCATGTCACCGTTTTGGACCGTCGATAGGCCTTGGAATAAGGTGACGAGAGCTTGAGTAATCGTTCGCATCTGAGAGTATTTCTCGCTATAGACTTTAAGGTCTATCGTGTAGCGCTTTAGCGCCGACGTACTGCCCGCAGTTAGATCATCAATCCCGTGGAGCATCGCGTAAACGATGCAGGGTTTGGTGACATCCTGGGGAAGTCGTTGAGCATAAACGCCATTTGTCGCGATGAGCGCAGCAGTTGCTGCGTCTCCAAGGATAATGGCTCGTATAGATTCATCGATCATCGCAAAGACTCCGCGTAAATGATGACACACCGTTTGGTTCCATCTGGATCACCTGAACTGATCACCTCAAGGACACGCCCATTGACCGTAACTTGCGCTCCAGGAATTAAAAGCTCGAGCTCTGGTTCATAGTGGAATGTCAATTGGTATTCA